GGTGCTGCTAATCAAAATGGTAGACGCTATCCTAGAGAAATTTTAGAAAGAGAATGTGCAAAATACAAACAACTTATTAAAGAACGTAGAGCGTTAGGTGAGTTGGACCATCCAGATTCGCCTGTTATCAACTTAAAAAATGTATCCCACAACATTAGAGAAATCTATTGGGAAGGTGATGATGTATGTGGTGTAGTAGAAATTCTTTCAACTCCATCTGGTAATATCTTAAAAGAATTATTAAAAAATAATATCCGTTTAGGTATTTCATCACGAGGATTGGGTTCAGTAAAGGAATTAAAAGATGGGACCGTAATGGTTCAGGAAGATTTCGAATTGGTTGGTTGGGATTTCGTTTCTAATCCATCCACACATGGAGCATTTATGGCACCAATGAATGAATCAAAGCAGTGGGCTAAAATGGCAGAAGAATGTGGTAAGTGGTGCAAATCACAAGATTTAATGAGAGAGATTATAATAGAATTAAATTAATAAAAATATGGCAAAATTAGTAAATTTTATACCAGGCAGAAACGCAACTCCGAAACCAACAATCAAAGAAGCATTGGATGATTTGGATACCAACTTACCAGTATCTATAGAACGATATTTGGATAAAATGGTAGCTCAAATTAAAGGAATGAGTCTTTCTCGTAAAAAAGAAATTCTTGTATTAGCAAAGGTAATCGATGCTATGGGAATTGATAAGCAAGAAATGATGAGATACGTTTCAAAAATTAAGAAAAACGATATATTAAAGAAATAGTATGATACGTTTAAAAAATTTACTCAAAGAATCAGAAGAGCTTCAACAACTCCCAACAGAGTTGAAAAGACACTTTTTGGAAATTATTTCTACCTATGGACAGCATAGAGAAGGAATGCGTAGAAAATCTGACATCAGAACTATTGCTGAAACTTTAGGTGCCATCGCAGATGCTGCTCAAGAATACACTTTAAGAGAAGGTGGTGATTGGTTCGATAGGGTTACAATTAAATGTAATATGGGTGAATTAAAAAAACTGCAATCTGCATTTGAAAAAGAATCACTCGAATCAAAGGCACAAGAAGAAAGATTAGAAGCACTATACGAAGATATGGGGCATGTATTGGGTAGATATTTTGAAATTGCTGAAGTATCTGAAGAAGTTATGAAGCAACGATTGGGTAGAAGTTCAATTCAAGAAGCTAAAAAATACGATATTGGTTCTGGTTATATGGGAAATGGTTTAACTATTTGGAATAGAGCAGAAGAACAATATGGTGATTACAAAATAATCGCACATATTTCACCTGATGGAAAACTATCCATTAGAGATAAACAATTACCTGCTGATTTAAAGAAAATGTTCCAACTTTGGGCAGATTCTATGGCAAAGGGTAATATGGGTCCAAAATATTAATATGGAAGAATTAGCATCATTATTATTACAAAGTAGAACCCAAGCTCACTCATTTCATTTAGGAGTTAAAGGAATTGGTTCTCATTCTGCTCATTTAGCGTTGGGTGAATACTATGATTCAATTGGTGGATTGATTGATGGGTTAGTGGAAACATATCAGGGTAAAGAAGGTTTAATCCAAATATCTGGAATAGGAACATTGGATAAAAATAATGATATTAAAAATATAATTAAGTATTTTGAAACTTTATGTGGGATGGTAGCTAAATTAAGACAAAATCCTAAATTAAAAGATACTTGGATACAAAACGATATTGATACAGTTGTATCGCTTTTATATAGAATAAAATACAAATTAGTAAATCATCAATAATAATTATGATTATAATTGATATTAAAAATGGTAATATAGAACTAGCTCTGAAACAATATAAGAGAAAAGTTCAGAACATTAAACAAGTAGAGCAGTTAAGAGAACGGCAAACATTTGTTAAACCATCCGTTAAAAATAGATTAGAAAAAGAAAAAGCTATAAGAAAGAATCAAAAAGATTTGGGTTTTCTTTAGTTTTCTAAAAAATTTATATATTTATTTTCGAATATCCTATCTCATATAGGATTTTTTAATTAAAGTACAGTTGATTAACGAATACTCTTTCATATAAGATGTGACCGAACAATCAGCATAATCCTATTGGAGTTTTTTAGAAATAACTTCACAATCAATATACAACAAAAATGGCAAATTCAAAATTATTGAAAGAAGCAATCGCTGATGCCAAAGCCGTTAAAGAAACCGCTTTAGCAAACGCAAAACTTGCACTTGAAGAAGCATTTACTCCACGACTTCAATCTATCTTATCTCAAAAGATGAGAGCAGAAGCTGAAGATATGGAAGATGATGCAGAACAAGTAGACGAGGAATTAAGTTCAGATGGTATCGGGTCTAAATCAGACGCCGGATATCCTCAAACTCCTGGTGCAAATCCATCTTACGATGCAATTACTGACTTATCAGTAGGTGTAAAGAAAGATAGTGGTAAACCAGAGGCAGCAGGTACTGACTACAAAAAAGTAGCAGATATTAACGAAGAAGATGAATTCGACTTCGGTGGTGAAGAAGAAGACCCTAACGCCGCTGAAATTGCTGAATTAAAAGCAAGATTAGCAGAATTAGAAGGTGAAGACGAATTCGGTGGTGCAGATGAATTCGGTGGTGAAGAAGAAGGTGACCCTTTCGCAGCAACAGAAGAAGAAGACCCAATGGCGGCAATGGCTGGCGGTGAAGATGATTCTTTTGGAGAAGACCCAATGGAGGGTGAAGAAGAAGACGAAATGGGATTGGAAGCTATCATCAGAGAGTTAGAAGCACAGTTAGGTGACGAAGAAGAGCCAGCTATGGAAGGTGAAGAAGAAGAATACGAAGAAGACCCTAACGCAGCACAAATTGCAGAATTACGAAGACAATTAGCTGAATTAGAAGGTGGTGAAGAAGAAGAACCAAAAATGGAATCCAAAAGATTAAGAGAATCTCGCAGAAAATTGAAAGAAAATTTAGCAGATGGTTCAGAAGCAGGTACTGATAAAGGTGAAGACCCTAAAGTAGTAGTAACTAACGAAGGTGAAGAAGAAGATGAAGATACGGTTGATTTAGCAGAAATCTTGAGAGAAATGGAAGATGAATATGGTTCAAGTGAAGAAGAGCCAAAGGCAGAATCTCTAAAGAAAGACTTGAATGAGGCGTACCGAACTATCAGAACTCTTCAAAAAACTATTAATGAGGTGAACTTATTGAACGCCAAATTATTGTTTGCAAACAAATTATTCAGAGCTCACAACATGACTAACGAACAAAAAGTTAAAGTGATTGAAACTTTGGATAGAACAAAATCAGTAAGAGAGGTTAAATTGGTGTTCTCTACATTAGCAGAGAATTTCAAATATACTACATCTTCTAACAAATTAACTAAAAAGTCTATTTCAGAAGGTATCGCTAGTAAAGCAGTTAAATCTACAAAACCTGCTCAATCTAAAGCGGTAATCAATGAATCAGCTAATTTCGCTAACAGATTTAAGAAATTAGCAGGTATTATTAAATAATTTAAATAAAACAAATAAATTCATTTAAAATGAACATTAAAAAATTAATGAGCGGCGCTAACCCACAGAGCGTGATGCTTGAGCAAACCAGAGGTTTGAAAGGCAAATGGGAAAGAACAGGTCTACTTGAAGGAGTAGGTTCTGAAACTACAAAGCATGGTATGGCAGTAATGCTTGAAAACCAAGCAAAACAATTATTGGATGAGGCAACTCGTACTGGTACTTCTTCAGGTTCTGAAGAGTGGGCTGGTGTGGCTCTTCCTTTGGTAAGACGTATCTTCGGTTCTATTGCAGCGAAAGAATTCGTTTCAGTGCAACCAATGAACTTACCATCAGGTCTTATTTTCTACATGGACTTCAAATATGGTACTAACCCAGCGGGTAATCCAAATTTCACAGGTTCATCTTTGTTTGGTAACAGCGGTACTTTCGGTAAAGATTCTTTATCTCCAGCTGGTAACAAATTAGGTTCAACTCAAGCGGCTGAAGGTGGTCTTTACGGAGCAGGTCGTTTCGGATACACTATCAACAACGCTACTGCTGCTATCACTGCTACTTTTGCATCTGCATCTTTAGCTGATATCGATTATGATTTATCTTCTGGTTCAGTTTCTGCATCATTTGCAGGTAACACATTGAAGAAAATTGTTGTGGCTTTACCAGCTGATGCTGATTTCAACGGTGTTAGAGCATTCGAACCAACTTTATTGACAGGTTCTGTAACAGGATACTATCCTCAATACACAACTAAAAATGGTTCAAATGTTGAATTCGTTGCAACTGTAACTGGTTTATCTAACCTTGCAACTGTTGGTGTATCATTAGCATATCACGTACAACCTACTGATATTTCTCGTGGTGATTTCGAAGATAGAGGAACAGATTTGGCAATTCCAGAAATTGAATTGGAATTGAAATCAGAGCCTATCGTTGCTAAAACACGTAAGTTGAAGGCAATTTGGACTCCTGAATTGGCGCAAGATTTGAAC